ACTCCGTAGTTGGTCGCTCCTACGACCTAATTATCTTCGATGAGGCTGCTCTAACTGATGAAGGTGAGAACGCCTTTAACATCGCGCTCAGACCTACACTAGATAAACCAAACAGCAAAGCCCTATTTATCTCCACACCTCGTGGTAAGAATAACTGGTTTGCTAAGTTCTATGAACGTGGGTCATCAAACGAATTCCCTGAGTGGTGCTCCGTGCACGCTACGTGGAAGGATAATCCTAGGATCGACACGCGCGACATTGAGGAAGCCATGAGAACAATGAGTCAAGCGGAGTTTAAACAAGAGTACGAAGCTGACTTTAGCACATACGAGGGCAGAATCTGGGACTTCAACTTCGATACACAGGTGCAAGACCTTTCGGCACTGGACCTCACTGGCATGGATATTTTTGCTGGCCTCGACGCAGGTTATCGAGACCCGACGGCCTTCGCCGTATTTGCATACGATTCGAAAAACGATATATACTATCTCATTGGCGAGTACTCTAATCAGGAGAAAACCACAGAGAAACACGCGAAAGCCATTCAGTATTATATTGACAAGTATGATATTGACATGATCTTTGTAGACTCCGCTGCTCAGCAGTTCCGAGCCGACTTAGCGGGCGAACATGGCATATCTACGATTGACGCCAAAAAATCGGTCCTAGACGGAATCGCTCATGTAGGTTCTATAGTCGATAATAATAAACTCGTCGTCGATCAAAGATGTATCGAGTGCCTGAAATCCCTTGAAGCCTATCGCTGGGACCCAAATCCTGGGCTACTCAAAGAAAAGCCTCTTCACACGTGGGCATCGCACTTAGCCGACGCTATACGTTACGGCCTGTATTCCTATGTCAATACCTTTACTGGCTTCTAAGAATATCTCACTTGTCAAAAATTTTACTTGACTATCACAACGACATGAGTTAATATTATTGTAATATAGAAAGAGTGTATGGCAGTCGAAAATCTTAAACGCTACAGCGTGAAGTACATTAGAGATGGCGCAAAGAGCGCTTACAAGAAAGACGATCACTGTCACATTTGTGATACTGCTGAAGAGTTACAACTTCACCACTATACTGGCCTAGCAGATTTGTGGGCTATGTGGTGCAGAAAAAATCGAATTAAGATTAATACTGTTGATGACGTAATGCAACATCGTGATCATTTTATCGCCCAGCACCATGACGAGCTTTACTTTGACGTAGTAACGCTATGTAAATTACATCATGCTGATCTGCACCAAATGTTCGGGAAAGCGCCCGCAATCGGGTCCTCTAAGGCACAAGCACGATGGATCGAAGTTAAAAGGAAGAAATGGCTAGAAAAGAATCAATCTTAAAATCTTTTACTAGAAGGTTTCGTCCGCAGGTAGTAGAAAAATTAAACCCAGGCCAGCGCTATATAGCGATGCAAGAGGGTCCAACCGTTGACCCCGCGCCAAACAGTTATTTTTCATACTACGAACAATTAGGCGTAGTTAACCGCGCTGTAAATATGGTAATAGACGCGGCTTCGCAAATTGATATTATTGTAGGAGACGATAAGCTCGACCAAGATATGCCCCCTAGAGGCGGAACAAAAAAGGCACGGGTACAGAAGCTTCTCAACTCCGAGCCTAATCCATTTCAGGATATCTCTACATTTCGTAGACTTATTTATTCGGATCTTCTAGTAGACGGTAATGCTTTTATTTATTATGATGGAGTACATATTTACCATCTTCCAGCATACTTAGTATCTATTGAAACAGACTATAAGTTGTACATAAAAGAATTTACTATGGACGGCGCTGGTGGCACAATTAAGTACGAACCAGACGAAGTTATACATATTAAGGATAACTCTATACGAGGTGTCTACAGAGGTATATCTAGACTTAGCGCAGCTAAATCATCTATGACACTACTCTGGAGAATGATTAAGTACCAAGATAAGTTTTTTGAGAATGGGGCCATTCCAGGTCTTGTTCTTAAATCGCCTAACTCTCTCAGCGAAAAGCTAAAAGAGAAGATGATTGAAAGCTGGTTAAAGCAATACTCACCAAATGCTGGCGGCAAGCGTCCGCTGATTTTAGATGGTGGTATGGAACTTGATAGATTATCAAACACAAATTTTAAAGAACTCGATTTTGAAAATAGTATAGTAAAGCAAGAGCATGCAGTTCTTAAAACACTTGGCATCCCTCCTATTCTTCTTGATGGTGGTAATAATGCTAACATTAGACCTAATCAAAGACTATTCTACATAGAAACTGTAATTCCTCTTGTGCACAAAGTTATGAAAGGCTATGAAAGATTCTTTGGCTGGGAACTGATTCCAGACAACGATATTCCAGGCCTCCAGCCAGAATTACAAGAGCAAGCAAACTACGCGGTAGCTCTTGTTAACGGCGGTGTGATTACTCCAAATGAAGCTAGAAAAACTTTAGCATTTGAAGATTCTGAAGATAAGCTTATGGACGAAATTAGAGTTCCAGTTAACGTTGCCGGCTCTGCCGCTGACCCTAGCCAAGGTGGAAGACCACCGAAGAAAGACCCTAATGAATAGAACACCAGCAACAGCTATAGCGCGTGATGTTGCACAGTTTTTAATAGATAAAAAAGTAAACCCTCTACACATTACAGCTGCTCAGTATGACAATTTAGCTCCGCCCTACAGGGCAATTAGAATGAAATTGTACTTCCTAACGTTTGCTCGCGCCATGAAGCACGTAGCTAGCCAAGTTGAAAGATTACAAAAACGTACTGTAGTCAAGAAGCCTATTAAAGCTAAAGAAAAACAAGCTAATGGTGAAGTATAGAGGTCAAAATATCAGCCTAGTACCTTCCGACGGTATGAAATCAGAAGCCGAAAGAGCATTAGCTTGGAAAGCTGATGGCAAACGTGGCGGTACAAGAGTTGGATTAGCTCGTGCAAATCAGCTAAAAAATAAAACCGAGCTTTCGCCTAGCACTGTGAGAAGAATGTTTAGCTTCTTTAGTCGCCATGAGGTGGATAAACAGGCTCAAGGGTTTAGCCCAGGAGAAGAAGGTTACCCTTCACCTGGCCGAGTAGCTTGGGCTCTGTGGGGTGGAGATGCTGGGTTTAGCTGGTCTCGCGCTAAAGTAGCAACTATGGATAGGCTAGACGAAAAAAAGAGCATGGATGAATACGAAGAGGAAGAACATGGCTCTTCATATATTTCTACCTACTTATTAGATATTGCCGACGTAGGCAAAAAATTACATGATATGCTTGGAGATGAGGATAACTTACCTGGGCATATAATTTCAAAGGTTATACTAGCAACTGACTATATACGTGATGCACGTGATTATATTAAGTCAGAAGGATACGAAAAACAACTAGACGAAGAGTACGACTATGAAGGAGAGATGGCTAAATCCGAAATTAGGATTATGCTAAATGCTGTAGAAGAAATTAACGGCATGCTCTCAGAAGAAATTAGTTTGCCTATGTACGTCGTATCCAAAGTCATGCTAGCTTGTACTTACGTAAAAGACTCATATGAATATATAAAACAAGAAATGCAAAAAGCAGCTCCTGAAGACTTAAAGATCGGAGATTTTGTTTCTTGGAACTCTAGTGGTGGAGCTGCTCGTGGAAAAATTAAACGAGTAGTAAGAAACGGGGAAACAGGTATACAAGGCATTAGTGGAACACCAGAGGATCCTGCGGCAGTAATTACTGTGTGGAGAAAATCAGGTGATAAGTATGAGGCATCAGATGTAGAAGTAGCCCACAAATTTTCTACCCTAAGAAAAATAGAAAGTCTAATGAAACAAGATAGAATCTATACATTAATATCAAAGATGAAGTCTGTTTCCGAGGACTCATCTACTATTACAATACGGGGTATGGCATCTACTACAGATACAGATAGAGTAGGAGATGTAATTATATCCGAAGCTTGGACTAAAGGGGGAACGGAAAGCTACTTACGTAATCCTATCATACTATTTAACCATGACCACAACAGACCAATAGGACGAGGTACTTCTCTACGGGTTACAGATAAAGGACTAGAAATTACAGCTAAAATTAGCAAAGCTGATCCTTACATCTCTAAACTGATTTCAGACGGTATTTTAACTACTTTTTCTGTTGGGTTTAAAGTTAAAGACGCCGACTATATAAAAGATACTGGAGGTTTACTAATTAAAGATGCAGAGCTATACGAAGTATCAGTAGTATCAATACCTGCTAATACAGCTGCAGAATTTAACGTAGTAAAAAATTATCAATCAATGGACGAGTTTAAGAAAGGGCTTACTGTGCCCACCCTACCCGACTTGGGTAATCAAGAGGCACTGCCCTCTTCTAAGGAAAATAAAATTATGAATGAAGAAGATATGAAGAAATTTCTAGCTGAAATTTCTAAAACAGCTACCGCAGCTGCAAAAATGGCTGTCGCTGAAGAAACTGCTGCTCGTAAAGCTGCAGAAGAAGCCGAAAAGCTTCGCATCAAGTCAGAAGAAGACGCACGTGAAATCGCTGTAAAAGCAGGCGCATCAGGTGCAGAAAAGCTTCTAGAGGAAGTTAAGAAGACTTTTGATGCAAAGACAGAAGTTACAGAAAAGAAACTCGAAGCTCTAGAAGCTGACCTACGTGACCGCAGCAAGGATCTAGCTGCTCTACGTGAATCTAAGCGTACTTTTGTCGGTAGCGAAAGTGGCTCTGATTGGAAGAAAACCTTTACTCCTGACCTAGTTAATGCATATGTTCTAAATGCTGTTCTAACAGGAAAAGGTGGATTTCAGGGCACAAAGTTTGGTAGAGAGATCGTAGAAAAAGCTACGAATAACATGTCCGGTGCTGCAGCTCCTACAGCTACTTCTATCGAAATCTACGAAAACACAGTTTCAACGGCTATCGAGCGCGACATTCAGAACCTACTCGTTCTAGCGCCTCTATTCCGTGAAATTAACATGCCAACAGCTACGATGGCTATGCCTATCCTACCTGACGCTGGTTACGCTGAATTCGTGTCTACAAAGACATACACGAACACAGGTAAAGACGCTCCACACGGTTCTCTAAGTGAGCGCGGCGATACAGTTGGATCCCCATACGGCGGCGTAGATCTAACGAATAAGACACTATCAGTTAAGAAACTACTTTCAATTTCTTACCTAGCTAATGAAACAGAAGAAGATACGATCCTAGCGATCCTTCCTCTAATCAACGAGCAGATGGTTCGTTCACACGCACGCTCTGTTGAGCATGCAATGCTTCTAGGCGGCCACTCAACAGGTCTTCTAACGGGCGGCTTTGATGGTGTTTGTGAGCAAGCTCGCGACAACTCAAAAGAACTAACATCCGCAACTGCACTTGCATCAGACAAGCTAACAGCTGCTAACCTACTAACTCTACGTAAGAACATGGGTAAGTGGGGAATTCGTCCTGCAGATATGGTGTTCATTGTATCTCAGACAGAATACTTCAACCTACTAGAAGATCCTGAATTCCAAGACATGAACCTAGTTGGTACTAACGCTGTTAAGCTAACTGGCGAAATCGGAAACGTATACGGAACAAAGGTAATGATGTGCGATGAGTTCATTGCTAAAGCTGCTAGCCAGATCATGGCTGTAGCCGTAAATGCACGTAACTTTATCGTACCTCGCATGCGCGGAGTAACTCTAGAGTCTGCATACTACCCCGGTCTACAACACCGTGAACTAGTTGCTACTCAGCGTCTAGGTATGGATTCCATCATCACTTCTGGAACTTCAGCCGTAAGCTACAAGTACGCAGCTGCTTAATGATGTGGGCGCCGAGTAACATCGGCGCCCAACACTTGGAGAGCCCAATGAACGTGGATGATGGAGGCGTGGAGGTTGCCTGGCATACTTTCTGCCTTCATCACCACAGATCATTGGGTTTTTCTTATATGGCAATGCAAGAGGCTATAAAAGCTTATCTTCAGTACGTCAAGGATAAAAATGACAGAACTAGTGACACTACAGCAGTATAAGGCATACAGAAACATCACAGGTAGCACTGATGATGGTAAACTCAATATGATTATACCTTCTGTGAGTAAGCTGGTTAGGACGTATTGTGGAAGAGATTTTACGAGCTATTATGGTACTAACCTAACAGAGTACCATACTCTGAAATGGGATGTAAGCGCTATCTTTTTGAGAGAATTACCTATCGTTCAAGTAGTTTCTGTTGAAGAGTTAGAAGAAAACAGCCAAACTGTTTATACAGCATTAACCGCATCAGAATATGTAGTAGATACTAATATGGATGCTATATACCGCATTGAAGACGGAAAGCCAAAGTACTTTCCAATTGGCATAAATGCTGTAAAAGTTGTATATAAAGCAGGGTACGCTACAGTACCTGCTGATTTACAGCTAGCTGTGTGCGACTTGATTACATACTATATTAAAGAGCAGTATCTTCCAGAGAAAAATCATGCTAACTTTACTATTAGATATAATAACGATAAGCCTGATTTTCCGGACCATATCAAGAGAGTATTGGATTTCTATAGGGACATGTAATGGCTAGGAAAAAACCTGGAGAGAAAAGTAAATTATCGGGCGTACTAACAGTAAAGAGAATAAGAGAGCAATTAAATAATAAAGAAATAGATATAGATGAAGCAATTAATAGACTTTTAAAAGGCCCGGTTGCTAAAGGAACTAAAAGTCTTAGAAATCAATTATTTCGTCTAAAGGGTAAAATAGTTAATAAAACTAATGCTTGTTCCGACTCTATTACTAAGATCACTCAGGCTGTGGCGGCAGGCCAAGGAGCTAATCTTTCTGGATTGTCATTAGATATAAATAATGTATTAGCTAATCTTTTGGAAAACGTAACTTTTGTATTGGATAATAAAGCTCCTGATTCTATTGGCTCTGTTGTAGAGAAGCATAGAGAGATATTAAAAGGTATGAAAGCATTTAGTGGTTCATATAATGATCCAACTAGAAAAAGATTACTGGACTCAGAAGTTTTAAGAAGACTCCCAAATGATATAAGAAAAGATTTAAAAGAGGGTAACTTAGTTTCTAGCGATAATTTTGATGAGATAGAATTATATAAAAATTTAAGTGTTACAGAGTGTATAGAGCAGTCTAAAGAAAGAGTAAAAGCTATGATAGAAGCTTTTTCTGCAGAAATATCACAGTATCAACCCGGAGATACTTTTTTAGGGATACCCTACGAAGCTTTTGCAGAAGCCCTAGACCCGGCAGGGGAAATTGAAGAGGGAAAGGAAGACTCTCTCATACTAGAAGACGAGGCATCCAGAAAAAAATATAAAAGAGACTGGAAAGTAATACATCATATTTATTCTTATAAAACTATTACCGAGGTTGTCTATACCGTAGTTAAGATTTCTATAACGTTAAAACCGGGCCCAACTCTTGCGGAGATGATTACTACCGATGATACAGTATCTCTTAATGAAGAAGACCGTACCTTAATAGCAAAAGCTAAGCAAGTTATAGTTCCTATTAAATTACCTATACAGTTTTTGGAAAAAGCTAAGGCTCTTACTCCCAATAATACAATTATTTTACAATGGGAGCACATCATAAGCTTGGCTACTGTAAATATACAAAATTCATATATATTAGCTAGACAAATAGCTTCTTTTGGCCTCGAAAAAGACGCAGAACAGCAAGATAAAAATCTACAAGATCTTCCTGCTGTAAAACAAGCACTTAAAGTAGCAGATGCTTTACAGAAAATATTAACTGTATCTCAGCAAGTAGATAGTATATTTAGTTCTTTTACTGTAGATGGTATTACTCTCATCCCACCGAGTACTTCCTCTTTAGAAAGAAACGATATAATAAAAATACTAAATACACATAATATAGACCTAACTGAGTATAACTGGTTCTACAATGATAATGGTACTTTAAGATCAAGAAAAGGAGCTACAAAACGTGTAGTGTTATCAGCTGAAGGAGGGGTACCTGTATATGCTGCGGTAGATAATGTTTTTGGTATTTGGGGTGCAAAAGAAACTAATCAAGCAAAAGGTGTTATAAGCGGACAACTAGTAAAAATGGCTTTGAAAGCTATAGGCGGGGATACAGAAGCCGCTTTAAGAGATTTAGCCCCTTTTTTCTTTCAAGGAAAAAGTTCTGATAGTATGGTAGAAACTGTAGTTTTAGATATGTTAGAACAAACGTTAGGCTCTATAAAAGGTAAAGATCCAGCAAAACCTAAACGTAAATCTGGTAAAGTACCTGGGGGCAACGTGTGGCAGCGTACTGAGGGAGCTCCGCCTAAAATTATTAATGTATCTAAGCAAAAAAGTAGTACACCTAATGTAACTACTAAAACAGGCAGTAGTACAGAAAATGTTAAAATCAAAAGAAAAGTACCTAGAGCTAGAACAAGTGTATTGAGACTATTACGTGAAAATATACGGGAAGAAGTTCGCTCATTAATGGTTAAACCTAGGCTACAAAATAGAACTGGTAGATTTGCAAATTCAGTAGAGGTTATATCCGCAAATGCTAGAGGTATAAAAATACAGTATATGACAAATCCTTTTAATTATGATATATTTTCTGTAGAGAGAGGTAGAAGTCCTTGGGCTACTACTGCTAGAGACCCAGTGGGGCTTATAAGCTTGGCTGTTAGACAAATTTTATCTAGACATAGAGTAAGCTATGCACAAACAGTCAGTATAGGAAAGCAGTAATATGAGCGACAGATCTAGATTATATACTACAAGAAGAACCGCTATAAGCAAAGCTTTAGTAGATATTATTAAAGACATAGATGGCACAAATAATTATGTATCTAATCTCAGCGGCCAAGTATATGATAAACTCAGATACATAGAAGATATAAGCGACTTTCCAGCAGTATGTGTTATAGCAGGATCAGAGACTAGAAGCTATAAAACATCAGAGTATAAAGATAGATATATAGGTTATAAAATACTTATTTTTGTAAACGAAGAAAATCCCCTAACTAAACTAGATAATGTTTTAGAAGATATAGAAACTGTATTAGAGTCTAACGCTAGATTTCCATACTTAGATAAGACAGGGGCCACACAGTACAGTATAGATACAACAATTTTAAACATATCTACAGATGAGGGAGCACTAGAACCAATTGCAATAGGCGAAATGTCTATTCTGGTTCATTACTAAGCGAAAGCTTGGTCAGAAGGAAAATAAATAATGTCAATTTATCTAAAGAGAGATACTAAGGTATTCCTTAAGAAAGGCACAGCCATCTGGGAAATCCCAGTTATGTCTGGGTTTTCTTTCTCACAAGGGAATACAACTTCAGAGATTGTTCTAAGCGAAATGGCTACATCGGCCGGAGTTTCCCGCAGAGGGCGTCGAGTATTTAATGATGCTCTAGCCCCAGCGGATTGGAGCTTCTCAACGTATATTAGACCATTTGTAGCCCCAGTAGCAACGCCTATTGCAGCAGGTGCAACAGCACTAACAATAGGTGTTGGGTATAAAATAGTCACCGTAGTATCAGCAAACTGGTCTAGTGTTGGCGGCTCAGCCACTGCGGCTGTGGGCGACTACTTTGTTGCAACAGCTGTTAATACTACTGGTTTAGGTACAGTACATCCCGCATCTCTTGCGGATGCTGCTGCTAACCATCACGCCGTAGAAGAAGTTCTATGGGCACAATTTGTAGGCCTAGGGACGTACACACCAGCTACGTATACATTCCTAAACTTTGAAGCACCTAACAGCACCGACCTAGATATTAACTTCACAGGCGGTAACAATATTAGCTTAGGCGAGTTTGATCTATTCTTTGTTTTAGGTGCCACATATGATGGCGACAGAGACTATGACGATCCTGTCTCAGACGATGTTTTAATATACAAGATCGCTAACTGCATCATCAACCAAGCTAATGTTAACTTTGATGTTGATGGCATTGCAATGATTGAATGGTCTGGCAATGGTACACTAATTTCTAAAGAAGCAAATTTTGAGGCTCGTACAGCTATTACACAAGGTGTTACAGCTACAAGCAACTTCATTCGTAATAAGCTTACATCACTTACAACGCTTGCAGCTAATACGACAGCTTACCCAGGAGAAGGCACTCCAGGAACGTACACGATCACTCTAACAGGCGGGTCAATATCGTTCTCAAACAACGCCACATTCCTAACACCAGAAACTCTAGGGGTTGTAAATCGTCCTATTGGACATATTTCCGGCAATAAATCTATCACAGGTAACTTTACCGCATACGTTGAAGAAATTGCATCAGACACAGGAACATCTGGTCAGTTACTCGCAGATGCTCTAGCAGATTTAACAACTGTTACAAACTCATTTGCCCTAACATTCATTCTTGGTGGCTCTGGTAACACGCCAAGATTTCACATCAACCTACCAACGGCACACTTGGAAATTCCCAAAGTGCAGTCTGATGATATTATTTCAGTAGACATTGCATTTCATGGTTTGCCATCAACAATTGCAACATCAAACGAAGCGACTCTGAAGTATGTCGGAGCGGCACTATAAAAATTTTTCTTGACAATGGTCAGGAGGTATCATATAATAGGTGGATGGGTAAAACTATCCACCTATATTTTTTATAAGAAGGAGAATTATGAGTAAACTACAATCAATGTTAAAAGATACACTAGAGGCCTGGGTACCATTTGATGGGCTACCGGGGTTTGAGGTTAAGCTAGCTTACCTAGCTAGGCCAGAGTTAGAAAGAATTAGAAAAGCTTCTACACGCCCAGTGTTTAAGAAGCATCAAAAAGAAGATGAATTAGATGGTGATATGTTTATGAAGCATTATGTTAAAGCTTCTATTCTTGATTGGAAGGGTTTAACTATTGATTATGCTTCTAAACTGCTTCCTATTGAAGTACCACAAGGTGTAGATTTAAATGAAACTATCGATTTTTCGGCCGATGAAGCTTTGAGCCTTGTTAAGAATTCGCCAGAATTTGATAAATGGTTAAATGAGATTGTGTTTAGCTTAGATTCTTTTCGTAGCCAACCTGCGTGAAGATACAGTTACTGACTTAGAAAAATACCTAAAAAGC